TAGGATAATGCATCATCCTCTTCTTCTGCTACCGCAGGAGTTGGTTTTGATACAGCAGCAGTTACTAACTCTTCTGCTTCTCCACGATCAATATCCTCTTCTTCAAACTGTGGTGCAGCGGACTTTTTATTTCCTAGAACATAGTCTAGACGAGTCTTTAACTCATCATATGTCTTGAACTGGTCTGGTGCAACAATCTCAGCAAGTGAGAACTGTTTCTTCCAGAGTGATTCCATTGCATCGTCATCATCAAGTAAAGGACTTTGTGCTGCAAATTCAGAACTATCATAGTTTCTGTATCCTGCAACATTCTTTGCTTTTAATTTAAAGTTTGCACCTTGCCAGAAATCAAATGGATCGATTGCTTCCTCATCTTCAAACTCAGGTTGCATCGCTGCAGTAAGTTTGTCAAAGATTTTCTTCCCATATTTGTATAGGAATACTTTACCTTCATTCTCAGGATTCGCAGGATCTTTCACAACGTAGATGTTAGAGACGTAAGTTAACTTACGCTTCTGCTTTCTTGCTGTTTCTTTTCCAGCGTCAGTTCCATTGTTCCAGAGTAATGAATTATACTCAGAAACTGGGTCTTTCTGTCCAAGAGTAGTGAGTGAGTTCTCAATGAACCATCCACCAGGACCTTGGAATGCGTGTGAATATAGTTTTACAAATGGTAAATCTTCACCTTCGGGTGCAGGTAGAAATCTGATAACAGCATAACCGTTACCGCTTTTGTCTACATCTAACTTCCAGATACGGTCATCAGCGTTACCGCCCGTGTTGTTCATCTTCTCGACTTCTTTTACTAACTTTGCAGTAAGTGAGCCAAGTTTAGACTGTTTTTTTAGGTCTTTAAAAGACATTTGGATACCTCGGATAAATTGGATATTTTGGATATTTGGATTATAACAGATGAATAATCAATTGTCAATAGAGTTCTTAAGATTCTCAATAGTATTTGACATACCACTGAATAAAAGCAACATATCAGTACCTTCTGGGAATCCCATTAGTTCAACTGATTTTTGCAAATGATTCTTAAGGTCTATTGCTTCTTTATCATCAGAAAGACTAATGCGAGTGTACATTACTTTTTGTCTTTCTAATAATTCAGTAAGTCTTTCAATGTGTTCAACTTTGTCATCACGACTAAAAGTTCCAAACTTCATTGCATTCTTGTAAATTGACAATTGCAAATCGTTTATCTCTTGTAGTTCTTCACGAACTATGTCTGAATCAAAAAAATCACTCATTTACGATTTCCCGTAGTATTTTTTTAAAGTTGAATACATTAATATTTAGGAAAGGTTTATACTTCCTTATTTTCAAACTTACGGTTTCCCATACGGGATCAAGTAACTTCTCATCAAATTTTTCAGAGAATGAGAATATTATATCATAGATTACAAAAGTTTCAAGGGAGATATCCCCACCTAAAAATCTCTTCAATATAATAGGGTGTCCTTTACCACATTCAAATAATTCTTCTAATTTATTATCTTCTAATAGTTTTCCTGATTCTTCTTTAAATAAGTAAGAGATACTCTGTTTTCTTCTCATCCAATCTGCATAAGTTCTTTCTCCAGAATTAATAATTTCACCTATCCATAAATTCTTTGGATTATCTGTAGTCACGAAGTTAGCGAGTAAAAAGTCAACTATCTCTCCATCAGAGTATTTCCTAGATGTTTTCTCGAACCAGTACTTATCTTTTCTTTTATTAAAAGATGCCATCGTTGCACGAGATTTACCACCATACCTAAAAAAGTCATACTTACGGTTAGTAAAATGACTTTTCATTGATAGATATGACTGATAAGTTTCAAATGGAGTCACTTTCATCATCTTCCTCTTCACTATCTAATTCTGTAATTGAGTCCACAGGTACTTCTGCTTCTCCGATTCGATACCAATGTTGGTCAACACCAATACTATCAGGTCTGACACCCAAGTATTGTAAATCACGGAAAGTATGCTCACGAAGCATCGCTTGCAATCTCCAATGAATTAATTCTGATTTTTTCATTATAAAGGCAGTTTTGCTCTTGATGTAGGTTTCATAAAGTTAAGACGGGTCGCATCCCATTTTAATCTTTCTTTTAAAGGTTTGGATATTAACTTCGATACTGATTCTACCTCAATATTGTTAGTTTCGCAATAGTAACAGATTGCATCAATATAATTGAAGTCTTCCTCTTCTGCTACAATCTTTTCGATTTCCATTGCAAATTTTGAAGGTGTCAAGAATTTATTCTCGATTGCCTGTTCTAGTTCTTTATTCGGTTCCATAGAGTTCCAGTTTATCTTGAATAAATTTGTTAATGTATTCTCCGAGGAGTTTGATATACTTTGCTTTGTTGTATTCTTCATAGACGATGCATTCTCCATTTTCACAGGACATAATAATTACTAATTTTTTAACAGATATACCTGTTAATTCATATAACATACAACCGTATGCCATACACTGGACAAAGTAATGTTCAATCCAGTCTCTGGGTTTTGGTTTTTTTGAAGTCTTAAAATCTATTATCGCTAACTCGTCTTCGTATTCCGCAATACAATCGACTGTTCCAGCAATTCCTAGTTGCCTACTGTAGAGAGAACCCTCTAAAGCGTAAATATTATTTATATTACCAATTTTTTGCTTCGCTACATTAAACAGAAAATTAGATATTGGAGGAACTTTTGGAAGTTTCTCATCATTCAATAAATGATGCTCTGTAAGTGTGTGAAAGTCAGTGCCACGGGTGGTCGCTGCTTTGGTAATACGATTTGCTTCTTCATCACCTACTTTTTTTCGCCAGTTAATAAAAATTTCTTTATTATAGTGACTAGTAACAGATGTAATCGAAACTAATTTAATTAATTCATCTTCATCAGGTACAGAGTAGTATCGAACACCGTCAATAGTTTCTCTGGAAAGTTTGGGAAGATTCAGTTCTACATGATTAAACATTAAAGACCAACTTCAAGTTTTGAAATAATATATTCTTTGACAAGTCCAGAACGAACTATATCATCAATGCCATACTCTATTATATCAAAAGATGGCATTTTACGCAATATGTTGAGAAAGTCGTGTATGCCATTCCTGTCATTTGTTTTTACCAAATCACTTTGACTAGCATCACCACAGAAAATAATTCGACTATTTTCTCCGATACGAGTGATAATTGAATCTAATTCGTGAAAATTAAGATTCTGAAATTCATCTACTATTACGATTGCATTATCTAAAGTAGTTCCTCTAATAAAGGATGTACTCCAAAATTTAATTGTTTCTTGTGCTTTTAGATTACCATATAACATTTCAAAGTCAGCATCAGTTGGCATTTGAAACATATATTTTACCATATTTTTGTATGGTATTTGGTAAATATCTGCTTTATCCTCGTGATCGCCTGGTAAAAAACCAATTTCACGAGTTGATACTAAAGAACGCACAAGGTAGATTCTTTCGTATGGTGTTGTTTCATCTAATACATCAGCAAGAGCATTATATAAGGAAATAAATGTTTTTCCTGTCCCTGCTGTACCATATGCAACTAGATGCTTTCCCTCTGCATATGAATCAAAAAGTTTCTTTTGATTATCTGTGATAGGTTCAATATCAAGAAGGTAAGTATTTCCAATCGGTTTTTTACGTTTCATTTGTTTCGTAGTTAAACCGATACCTATGGGTTGATCCCCATTAGTCTTCTTTTTTCTTGGCATTTGATTAAAGTGTCTTTACTCTTGAACCTGGTGATTTTGATGCTTTCTTTAAAACATCATTCCAACCTGGTTTACTCTTTCTTAACTTATCTTTCCACTCTCCAACTTCACCAACACCTGGCATTGTAGAGGGATCAGAATAGTCCCTTGACCAATCAGGGTTATCAGAACACCACTGATCCCATTGTGTAACACTCATTACAACTTCTTTCTGTTCGCCAGTTTTTGTATTTACTACAGGATATGTTGCCATAATATTATAAAGTAGTATAGTTATTTAGACCCATTTCAGAGCCTCAGATACAGTAGGGAATTGTTCGGTAAAAATGGACTTACAAGCATTTGCAATCTCCATGTGTTCCTTTTGTGTTCCGTGTCCAGAACGAAGG